GCTACTATGTTACGTCATGCGGGCAGGATTGGTATTTTCCAGAGGGCGATCCTGTAGAAAATGGATTAGTATTTTGTCCGCATTGCGGCAAACGAGCATCCATGCGGTAAACGTTGTATGCAATGCTGGCTTGTAAAGCAATAATTTATAGGCGGCTGGCTACGGAGGATTTATGACAAACCGACCGTAGTCCAACAGATTAACTCTCGCGTTATGTTTTAAGGTGTCAAGGAAATAAAAAAATGAGATATTGTCACAAACACGGATACGCAAAAATGCAAAAAGATCCGCCGTGCCCCGGTTGTTTTAGCGATGCAGCAGAAATCTTTTTGGAGAAATTATTAAAAGATAAAAAAGGAGAATGTATGCCATGCTGTCCGAAATGTGGGCACTCAAACGGGATTACTCATTATTGTGTTCTTTGTCAAACTACCAATATTGGTGAGTAGCACAGCATACATTTGCCAAGACGTTGTGTCGTAATTTTTAACGCTTTGGAAAGGAATAATAATGAAATATCTATTATCAATAGCGGCTTTATTATTTATAGAAAATAAAGTTGAAGGTAAAGATAAGGAATGAATAAACCATTAAAAGAAGAATTTGTGGCGAAACTCGCCTTGTTTACTCGTTAATTGTTCCGCGTTTACTCTCTCGTAAATAATTAATTCCATACCTCAAAAGCAAATTTATTTTTTATTTTGTGCATTTTTATTGTGGCACAATATATTATATGGATATTATGGGCGAAAAAGAAGAAGCAGCGAGGGAACAGGGAGAATATAAGGTCGGTGATCGTCACCCTCCGCGCGAACATCAATTTAAGCCTGGGCAATCAGGAAACCCCAAAGGATGCCCAGTTGGCACAAAGCACTTCACAACACTGCTTTACAAATATGCCAATTCCAAAATATCAGAAGAAGAAGTAATCGCGTCGCTTGGCAAGCGATTTGGCGAAGAAAACGTATCCCGATTCACAATGTACTTTGCAAAGTTGGATCAATTGGCATGTAGTGGGGATCCAATTGCAATTAAAACTATGCTTTCGTTTTTGGTAAATATGCCTAAACAAGAACTCGACCATACCACTGGTGGAGATAAGATAAATAAACCCACTGTTACATATGATTTCAGTAAAACCGACCCTGATAAATTGCGTGAAATACTATCATCACTATCGAGTTCAAAAGTAATAGACAAGGAAGAGTAATTGAATTCTCTCGTTGATCTTGACGCTAATTTTCAACGAGAGGGTACGCTTTTTCTTGCCAGAAATTGTTTGCAGGATTTTACAAAATACACAAAGCCGGATTATGAATTAGAATGGTTCCATAATTTATGTTGCAATAAGCTCAATTATTTTGCAAGTGGCAAGATAAAGTTTATGATGATTTTTGAGCCTCCGCAGCATGGAAAGTTTTTACCTGCTACTACTCCAATTTTTACGCCCACAGGATGGAAAGCGCATGGAGAGTTAAAATCGGGAGATTATGTGTATGGGCAAGATGGATTGCCTAAAAAGGTAATTGCTTCGACTGAATTATATATGTGGCCTGTTGTTGATGTTGTTTTTCAAAATGGACAAAAAATATCTTGTGCAAAAGAACATTTGTGGAAAATTCTTGTTGACAAAGACGATAAAAAACCGCGACATGAAATAATCTGTGAAACAAAAGATATTTATAATCAAAAAAACAGACGATCTCCGGCTATAAAAGTTTCACCGCCCTTCGAAAATAAACAATGCGAATTGCCTATAGACCCATATCTTTTAGGATTATGGCTAGGTGATGGTAATTCTGCAAATGATGGATTTACAACATCGGACGCTGAGTTATTAAAAGAATTTGAGTTAAAAGGATACAAAATATCTGTTCGGTGTGGAAAATATCATTATGGAATTTTAGGGGGCTTTAAAAAACAGCTTAATTCTATTGGCGTGATTAAAAATAAACATATTCCTATTAAATATTTATTATCAAGCAAAGATCAAAGGATGTCTCTTTTGCAAGGATTAATGGATATAGACGGATGCGTGGACACTAGAGGAAATTGTGAGTTTTGCCAAATGTCTGGAAATCTTGCAAACGATGTTTATACACTTGTTAGAACGCTTGGAATAAAAGCAAGACGCGCAAAATATAGAGCGTTTTTAAATGGGAAAGATGTTGGAGAAAAAACCAGAATACTTTTTAACCCTGATAAAACAGAAAAGATATTTCGACTTGCCAGAAAACAAAAACGATTATCTGAAAAAACAGCAAAAGACAGATCAGATAAATACTTTTTCTTTTTTAAATCTATTTCTCAAAATCAAAGACTGGAAGCGGGAAATTGCATTCAAGTTGATGGTGGTATGTATTTAGCTGGGGAGGATATGATTCCTACGCATAATAGTGAACTTGTATCACGCAGGCTTCCTTCTTTTCTCCTTGGTCGTAATCCTAGATTACAAGTTGCTGGCTGTTCTTATTCCGCAGATCTTGCTGGGAAATTTAACAGGGAAATACAAAGAATAATATCAGACCCATTATACGCGGAGTTGTTTCCAGAAACAAGATTGAATTCTTCAAATGTGGTTTCATCTTCTAAAGGCGCATGGCTTCGCAATTCTGATATATTTGAGATTGTAAATCACGGCGGATCGTATAGAGGTGTAGGCATAGGTGGGCCGCTAACAGGCAACAAGGTTGATATTGGTATAATTGATGATCCTATCAAAGATAGGTTAGAGGCACAAAGCGAGACATACAGGAATAGAATCTGGGAATGGTATCTCGATGTTTTTTGTACGCGCTTGCATAATGATAGTCAAGTGCTATTAACAATGACGCGCTGGCACGAAGATGATTTGGCAGGGAGAATACTTTCAAAAGAAGATAAAAAATGGACAGTTCTTAGTTTACCGGCAATAAAAGAAGATAATAACAATCCTGAAGATATTAGGCAAGTAGGAGATGTATTATGGGAAAAGCGGCATAGCAAAGAAAAGATTTTATCTTTGAAAGTAGCGTCTGAGAGAACATTTATAAGCATGTATCAACAGCGACCTGCACCGGCTGAAGGTGGCATGTTTAAGGCAAAATGGTTTAAATATTACCACAGTATGCCAACTATGTTTGATCGCATTATTCAATCATGGGACTGCACGTTTACTGGCGGAAAAGAAAGTGACTTCGTTGTTGGGACTATTTGGGGAAAGCGCGGAGCAGATTCATTCTTAATTGGTTTATGTCGTGGGCAATGGGACTTTGTTGAAACTATAAAACAAATGAAAATAGTAAATGATGCATATCCGTATTGTCAAGAAAAATTAATAGAAGAAAAAGCAAACGGTGCGGCAATTATATCAATGCTTAAACAGCAGATACATGGGCTTATTCCTGTTTGTCCCAAAGAAAGCAAAGAGAGTCGCGCGTATGCCATAACATTCGCATTCGAGTCTGGGAATGTTTATTTTCCTGCAAATAGTCCATGGGTGCAAGAAATAGAAAATGAACTAAAAATGTTTCCAAATGGGAAACACGATGATATTGTTGATAGTATATCGCAAGCGCTGAATAGGCTTTATCTTCGCAGCTCAGGCAGATTGTTGCACATGGGTTAAATTTGCATAATAAATGTTTATGAATTATGCAACAGAATAATATATATTAGTGTAGTATAATAAAAAAATATTGCGCATCGGCACTACAATCTGGACTATCTTTACTTTCGAGTAAGGTCGATCCGGTTTTTTTGCATTTAAAACAAAGGGAAACTATGTCTGACTCAATGATGGTTCCGGGATTTTCCGCAGGATCAATGCCGCTGGGTCACGCGTCTGATGCTCGGTCAAATAATGGACAATCAATGCCAATGTCGCAACCCTATGGATCTCGGCAAGGCACAAGTACCGTATTATGGCAAGCAGACGGAACACCGTATCGAACGTCAGGGAGATTTCCGACAAAGGGCGATGATCGTACATATGTTGACATACACAATGTAAACCCGTATGCACAAGTATTGCATACTTACGAAGCGTCTCATGGATATAGAGACAATAGTTATTTGATATTTTTCCCGCGTGAGGAATGGTATCAAGAACGTCAAAAGTATTCTCTCAGAAGTGTTGCTGCATTCCGTTCTGTAGTAGATGCAATGGTGATGCCGGTTTTTGAAAAAGAAATAAACAGAACAACGAATAATCCATTATTTCAAGGGTTTATTGATAATGCTGATAATACTGGGACATCTTTACAAGACATAAACGAAACAGCTCAAACACACGCGCGAATGCTCGGATTAACTTTTATTATAATGGATAATTTTGACGACGCCTCAACAGCGATAACGGTTGCGCAAGCATCAGAACAAAGAAAATTCCCGTATGTGTACGAGAAAATGCCGCAAGATGTATACAAATGGAAATGCAATAGCTGGGGAAAGTTGGAATGGATAACATTTTTTGAGAGGCAAGAAGTTGTGCCTGATCCTGACCATGAGGGCAAAACAATAATGCGCCAATATTATCGCCGATGGGATAATTCAGGGTGGGTAATATATTACGAGAGAGTTAATCGTGATAAATATCAAGAGGTCACGGAAATTGAAGATTCAAAAGCATTACACGGACTTTCTTACATGCCAGTATATCCAGTGTTGGACTATACAAAAATAAATAATCTTACAAACTTTCCTACTCCTAAACTTGCCGACCTTGCAAACATGGCTTTTGTTCTTTACAATATGGAGTCATGGATTGAATTGCTTTGTGTGTATTGCTTTCCGACACTTACCTTGCCTCCTATGGATGGTGCGCAAATAGCAATGTCTGTCAATAATGCAATAGAAGTTCCGAATGATGCAAAGTTCCAGCCGTCTTTTATTGCGCCTCCAACCGCTTGTTTAGAAGTTCTGCTTAAGGCGGCAGATAGGTTAGAGGACAAAATTTACAAAGCCGCAAATCAACTTGGAGTATCTGGAACAAAAGCGAAAACGTCAAGCATGTCTTCTGGTGTGTCAAAGGAATGGGATTTTCAAGCGTCAAATTCTTTGCTTAAAAAGACTTCTTATGCTGCAAAAAAATTAGAAGAATGGTGCGCGAAAACATTTTCTGATTATACACATTCCGATGCTTCATTTACTGTTGATTATGCAAGCGAATTTGTAGAGGCGTATTCAAGTCAGAGACTCGAGCAAGCCATGGCACTACTCAAAGAAATGCCGCCGGAAAAAATGAAAAATGAATTGTGGAAAGAGATCGCAAAAGTATATTTTGATGACGATCTAAAACTTGCCAAAATTATTTCTGATGCTATAGATTCTGAATATGCAATGGCAATAAAAGATAGCGCTGTAATTGGTGGAGGGACTGGAGAAGGTCAACCCGTTCCAGTTGCTGATAATCCTGATAGTGGTGATATATCAACAGAGACAAACGGCAAATCAGATGAAAACGCATTTACGCAAATGATGAATAAGTTTCTTAAACCAAAATAATAATTTACATAGAGGAGACACTATGCAACCGCTAATAGGCCCACTCGCTCCAAGCCAACAAATTCGTACTTGTGAAGGCAAGATGGTGTTTATTTCAAAGTCTGCACCGTTTACAAAAGATGGTAAACAGATGGTGCGAATATCATCAGCAACTAATCCGGCACGACAACAAAAAAAACAATACGCGAAAACAGTGGATGTGACTGTTAAGAGATTAAAGAAGCTATCAAAGCGATGGAAGCGTATTAATAAAGTGAAAGCTGAAGAGAATGCCAAGCGAGCTTGACGAATATTTAAGTGAGATTACAAAGAAGTATACCGCTATAGGCAAACGCGTTGCTTCTGAGTTGCAATCTCGTTTGAAAGACGCGGATTATAATGATATTCCGCGCATAATCCGTGAAGTGTGGGCAAAGTATGATGTGCCAAAGGAATACAGAAACACATTGCTTGATGGAATTGTTTCTGCTACTGGATTAGGTGTTGATATTCCTAATCCTATTTCATTTCGAGCGTTCGCTGAAAAAAGTGTATCATTAGATGGCGTTAAGTTAAGTACAAAAATTAACGATATTTCCCGCACCGATGAAATAGAGACAATGATTAAAAATGCAATGAGAAATGATGTAAGCATATATAAGGTCGCTGTCGATCTTGTCAATAAAGACATTTCAGCTAGTGAGCTTCCAAAATATGTTGATGATTTAATATCTAAAATGCGTCAAGCAGCAACGGTAGCAGGTGATACCGAAGCATATTCGGTATATCGACGCGCGGTATCAAGAGTAAATAGACAAGTCGAATCATTAGTGCGTCAAGACACATCCGCTCTTGCAAGGGCGTATCACGACATATCAGAGTTGTCTGTATCCGCATCAGAAAAGCTAATTAATAAAACCATTGAACGTGCTATTATGGTTAAATCAAGGTCTAACGCTTTACGTCTTGCACATACCGAAACGGCGCGCGCTTATGGTAACGCTAGAGTGGAAAGTATTCGCAACGATGACGATTCGGTTGGAATTAAAGTGACATTGAGCGGTGCTCACGATGGGTATTGTATATGCGATTTCTTCGCCGAATCTGATATGTATGGAATGGGCGAAGGCGTATATCCTGATGATCAATTGCCAAGCTATCCCTTTCATCCATATTGCCAATGTCTCCTTGACCCTGTTTACAAAAGCGATATAAATCCCGACGAAGCAGAATATGATGACTCTCTTGCAAAGGCAGTATTCGACGATTTAGACGAAAGCGAACAGGCCGCGCTTGTAGGCAAGGAAGGATTATGGGAGGATTTAGATTGGAAAGATCACAAATTACCAGAAGGATACTCGGAAGAGGTCTCTAAATAATTATGAAGATATTTATCTATTATAAATTGTCAATTTTATGTTCGTTGTTTGGGCTGTACGAGGCGGCTGAAAAGTTTTTTAAAAAGTGGATTAAATACGCAAGCAAGGAGACTGTATGAAACTTTTAATTGTTGCGGGTGGAAATCGTGGCCTGTAGATCGTGGTGATTTTACAAAGATATGGGCAAATACTGATGAATGATTTTTATAAAAAACATTGCTTATGACCAAGCGCAATATTATACTATGCATATAAACCTAACCCATAAGGAGGCATTATGAAAAGGTTTTTGTGTATTGTTTCTGTTCTGTTTTCTGTTGTCGGATGTGGCACTAATCCGGTTTCCAGTTCCGCTTATGTTTACCCTCAATCGCCATATGTGCCGGTGGTAGCACCTATAGAGCGATTCGATTCTAAGACAAGCGATACAGTCCACATTGTTTTTCCTTCTCCTGAAAACAGCTATATGGCGGCTATATGGGCACATAATTTTATTACATATAGGACTATTATAAAGGATAGTTCTGTTGCTAAAACTTGGGCTGTTCCTTCTGGCCTTAACGGCAGTACGGCAGCATTAATATGTCAAGATGGCCGATATATTTATTATAAGTGCAATTACTTTCACTATGATAAATATACCGATATTGTTGATAGTAGCAACACATATACAATCAATGATTCTATTATTGCAAGTAATAAGCTCGAATGGCATCCGGTGAACAGGTAACGAATGAATAAAATTGATTATTTTAAGTGTGCGATGTGCTTGCATTCTGAAAAAGATTCTTCAGAATCGCCTTGTATTAATTGTTGCGTAATTCGCAAAGATATGTGGGAAGGAAAAGACAGGAGAAATCACTTAGATATTTTAAGGGGTATTATCTGTAAAGAAAGACCTCTTGACAACGAATTTGATACAACAGAATTACCGGATCACAAATGAAGGAGAGACAAAATGAAAGTATGTGAATTGATTGTAAAGCTGAAAGAAATGCCGCAAAATTCCGATGTCATGCTTACCGGAGAAGCTTCAAATGATTATTATGATGCAACAGAAACAAAAAGCGAAGATGTGAGATTCGAAGTTGAAAAGAATGTTCCCGGAATTAAAAAGGCTGTTTTAATCCTATAAGGAAAACGAAATGGAATTTACAAAAGAATCTATTACTGCATTACCGCCGGAAGAAAAACGAAAACTGTCTGCATTCGTTGCGGCCCTTGCTGATGCTGGCGCAAATGAGTTCGTGACTATCAAGGAGCCAAATCTCCCTAATCTATCAAATGAGGACGTCACGCTGGTTCCTAATGGGCAAGAAGGTGAAAAAGAACCTCAATTGCCTATTGTTCCAGCTCCTATTGCAGCAAAGATATACGAATTTGCAGGTCGTGTTGTGTTCTTTGGTTTTGGCGGAGTTGCTGAATGTACATTACCGATTCTCTTGCGACATATTAATGTAGATTTAAAAAATGTCACCATCATTGACATGTTGGACAAATCCGAAGTATTAAAAAACTGGATTGATAAGGGTGTGAATTTTGTACAATTGCAGATCGTAGAAAAAAACTTTAAAGACACTATGAAAAAGTATCTTAAAGAAGGCGATATCCTAATTGATGTTTGTTATGATATAGCATGTACTGAATTGATCCAATATTGCAGAGACAATAAAATATACTATACCAATACGTCAATCGAGGAATGGAACTATACAGACGGATTTGATAAGCGATCGCCTTACGATAAAAGTCTTTATTGTCGCAATATGGAAGTTGATGCAACTATACAAAACTGGAAAGACAACGAAGGAACAACTGCGTTGCTTGAAATGGGAGCAAACCCAGGTCTTATTTCTCATTTTATGAAGCAAGCAATTATCGATCTTGCTAATTCTAAAAAGGTGGGAACCAAATCAACCAATAGAAATGACTATGCAACATTAGCAAAAGATCTCGGAATAAAGGTTGTTTTGGATACCGAGCGCGATACGCAATTATCAATACGTCCAAAAGAAGTCGGGGAATTTGTAAATACGTGGAGTGTGCTTGGATTAGTAGAAGAAGCGACAAGCCCTGCCGAGCTTGGATGGGGTACGCATGAGGATGAAATACCGTGCTTTTCTACCATTCCCAAAAAGGGGCCTAAAAATCAACTCTTTATAAGCCAGATGGGTATGCATACTCTTGTCAAAGGGTTTGTCCCTTCTGATCCAAAAATACCAGAACAAGAAGGCGTACAGCGTGCAGAGGGTTATGAGGTTGTTGGAACTCTTATACGACACGGAGAGGCATATACTATTAGTAAATTTCTCACTACAGAGGACGGTTCATATCGTCCAACTGTGTATTATTGCTATATGCCAAGCGACTCAACGGTTGCCTCATTGCGGGAATTTTCAGCACAAAATTATTGCAAAGATAACGATTATAAACCATATAGACAAAAAATCCTTTATGAAAACGATATTTCGAGTGGCTCTGATGCGCTTGGCATTATGTTGGGCGGTTACGATGATGAGCATGTTTGGTGGTGTGGAACTATTTTGAATATCGAAGATGCACGAACACTTGCGCCTTTACAGAATGCTACCACAATTCAGGTTGCAATCGGGCTAACTGCGGGGATATGTTGGATGTTAGAGAATCCTAATAAAGGAGTAGTTAAACCTGAAGATCTCGATACGGAATTCGTATTGTCAATTGCAAAACCATATCTCGGAACTTTTATAAGCCAAGAATATGAATGGAATCCGGCAAAGAATTTTGTTAATACTTTTTGCGAGCGGACAGATTGTGAAATTGATAAGTCAAATCTCTGGGGCTTTCAAAACTTTTTGTTTAAAAATACTTAACATTCTTATTGATTTTATTATTTATATTATATATATTGTGTTAAATGGTGGAACTAAAAGAAGATAAAAAAATTGAAAAAGGGACGCGTCGTTTGCTTGAGATGAAGCAACAGCGCAAGAGAGGAAGGGTTTCGTTTTATCTTGACGGTAGCGGAAATGTGTCCGAGCTGGAAATAGTCGAAAAAGAATAGCTCTTTAAATAGTTTTTTATCTGGCACTACAAGCCGGTTTTCTCGTAGAGATATGGGGCAACCGGCTTTTTTTATTTGTAAATGATCGGAGAATACATATGTCTCTTTGGAAAAGTTCGCAAGATGCTTTAAACCGAGCTTGCCCAATAAGCGCAAGTATTACTGGTGCCCAAATATCAACAGGGCTTGGCTCAAATGCTTCATGGGCACCAACACATAACGGAAACGCACTTCTTTTCTGCAAAGCTGCATCACTATTGACTACAGGCACAGCAGGCGTTCTTGCGGTGCATCTTTGCGATGATCCGGTAGGTATTTGGTATCTTGTAAATCTTACACCCGGAAACCCTATACAGGGCTTAGAATTTGATCTTGTTGGAAGCTCTGCGCATGGCACAACGGTTGCGCTCGATGCAAACCTTTATATCTATCCGGGTATGTATTCTCTCATTCAAAATGCAGGCAGTGAACAATAAGTAAACAATAACTTTAAAAAGGGGTTACAAATGATAACGGCAAGGGGCAGTTCTTGGGACGGAGCAAGTGATGGAACAAGCGATGTTTTACTTGGCACATTCGAAAGCACGTATTTGAATGGCAGCGGAAATGTTTTAAGTGCAACAAATACGAAAATACTTGACGTGTGTGCAGATGATGGACAAGCTCTTATCACTGGATCAGTGCGAGTTGTGCGTCAACGGCTTTTATTGACTGTTGCTCATACTGGTGACGTTTCTCTTTTTGCCGGTCAGCGGCATACAAAAGTCACAAGCGATGTTTCCGGTAGTACCGCACATATCGCTGGTGGGTGGGATTATTTAGAATGCGCTTCAACTGCTACCATTGGCGCTGTTGCTTCATCTTGTCATATGCTTGACGTGCCGACAAGTGCGGTTATTGCAGCAAGTAAAGTTGCAGCATGTATAAAGACTGGCTCAAACACTCTTGGGGGAACTCATACAGGTAAAGCAGCAGTGTTTCATATATCTGCGCCTCTTGCCGGATCATTTGATGCGTTCATGGCAATAGGTGCAAGCACTGGATATAGTGCGCAGAGTGGCGGAACACCGAC